GCCTCGGCTGGCGTCGCGGCGTTGGCCCCTTGAGACAGGGTGCAGAAGCCGAAGCCGAGCGCGGCGGCAGCATCGCCCGTTACCGTGCTGATGGTTGATGTGTCGCCGGTGGTGCCGGAGGTGATGACGAAGGCTTGCGCGATGTAGTCGTAGTTGACCGCTGCGCCTGCGGGCAGATCAAGCGCCGCGGTGAGCAGCACGGCGGCGGCGCTAAAGCTGGTGGCCGAGGACAGGTCGATACTGGCGGCGCTGTAGTCTTCGCCGTCGATGGTCATCAGCAGCGAGCCGGTGATGGCTTTGAGTGCGGCCAGCGAGAGTGCGGCCACGGACTGCCCGCGCACCCAGGCCGCAACGTCCTCTTGCGGGTATTGCGCAAATAGCAGCGAGCCGGGCTTGATGGTTGAGTTGTTGAAACCGAGAAAGTAATTCGCGGCCAGCGCCGCCTCAAGCGACATGGCGCCGAAGTACGAGGCAACGTCGTCGGGGCTTGAAAAGGGCCTGACGCTGCCGATGGGGAGGCGCGTGTTGCCGGTCAGAATGACGCCGTTTAGCGCCAGCGCGGAACCGCCGGAACTCACCACGCCCGGATTGACCGAGACAATGGCGCTTGCAGGAATGGTCATGGAAACTCTCCAAAACAAAAAGCCCGCGCGAAGGCGGGCTGGGACGGGAAAAAGAAGAAGAGGGCGGTTACGGCGGGTAGGCCGCATCCACCTCGATCACACCGGGGGCGAGGTCGGTGGCCGACTCCTGCTCCACGGTGACAACGGGGACGGTTTGCATGACGGCGTTCAACTTCCAGCGCTGCTCGAACTGCTGCTCGCCGTCAATCAGCGGCAGTTGCACGGGGTCATCGGCGTACAGCGGCTTGATGGCCGCCGGGAATGCGGCGTAGGCCACGTCGTCGCGGAATAGGGCCGCGACGATGGCCGCCCAGGCACCTGAATCGGGGCCGTAGAAGTCCAGTTGCACGGTGATCTGCGTGGGCATCGCCAGGGCTTTGTTGCCGGGCGCGCCGTCGGTGTACTTTGTGAAATTGGTGGTCAGGCGCCGGGCATCGACCAGCGTCATCGCCACGAAGGGGGCGGCAGGCATCGCCACGCCGTTGTCCTGCGCCGCGATGACCTCAACCCCTGCGGGCAGGTGGACGATCACGAATGCGCGCAACGCGGCGAGCACGTCGTCGGCGGTCAGGGAAATCGTGGTCATGGGTTTTGCAGGTGCACCAGCACCCGGCACCAGGTGGGCCAGGTTTCCATGACTTGGATGACGCGCCAATTGCGCGCCGCGCCGCCCGGTTCTGCTGGGAATTGCAGGATGTCCCCGCCCTGTTGGTCAGCGCGCACCACGCCCTGCACGTTTCCGTACAGGTGTACCGAGCGCAGCACGCCCTGGATGTTCAGCCCCTCGGCGTGTTGCAGGTCGCTGGCCGAAAGGCCCTGCACGTTGGCATCAACCGTTTGCGAGGCCATGACCGGCGCGCGGTGCCCCGCCGCGTCGGTGGTGTAGGAGCCCGTGGAACGCAGCCACACCACCGGCGTGTCCGCGTTGACCTGCTGGATGGCGCCGCTGGCCAGGGCGTGTACATTGATCATGATTGGCCTACCCGATAGGTCACGCTGGCAACCAGCAACCCGGTATCGCGCAGCGGAGTAGTGGGTGCGCCCGCGGTGCTGGCCCCGGCCTTGAGCGCTGCCGCAGCCTCGCCGACGGTCTTGCCGGTGATGGTTTTGCCTGCCCGCCGCCACTTGCGCAGCAGCAGGGTTACATCGCTCAAGGGAGGGGAGTCGGTCGCTTCGATTTGGGTTTGAATGTCGCCCTGCATTTGCAGGCCGACGCCTTCCAGCACGGCATCACCCGTGGCACTGCCGTGCAAAACCGCCTTGGCTCCATTGCCCAGGGTCTTGCCCCATTCGCTTTTGTGGGAATCTGAGGCGGGCTTCATGAAGGGCCGCGCCGGAATGCTTCGCGCGGGCGCGCCGAATTCCTGGATTGCTGCCACGTAGGTTACGGACGCGCCGCCTTCGTAGACTGGCTGGCCGAGCAAGCCGAAGCCAGCTTTGACCACCTTGCCCTCGAATTGCGCGGGGATGCGATCCAACGCAACTTTGAGCTTGGAGAGGGCGAAATCGGCCATCAAAAAACTCCGCCCGCCTTGCGGAACGCCGCGCGCTCCATGCTGCCGCCCACGTACAGTCCGCCCGCGCTTTGCACCATCAGCAAGGCCCACAACTGCTGCCCGTAGGGCGTCTGCGAGAGCCAGTACTGCCAGCCGCTCTTGAACGGGGGGACGGCCATGCCCACGCTGACACTGCCTTCGCTGGCGCTGTTGACGACGCCCGTAATGCCTGCGGGGGCCTTGGTAAACAACCAAGCCAGGTGCGCCGTGAGCAGGTTCAGCGCCAATTGCAGACTGGCGCCGCTCAGCAGGATGCCGTCTTCGGGCGTCATGGTTTCCGTCGCCATCTGCCAGTAGGCGGCGAGCTGATCGTCTTGGACGGCGGCCAGCAGCGGAAAGGAGACGCGGAACGCGGGCAGGTCGAAGGCGTGCGTCATGGCCGATTAGCTGTTGGGCTTCGCGCCGTCCTTATCGGCGTAGTCCGCCGGGGTTTTGGGGCCTGCCGGGTCGGCGCGGCTCATGTCTGCGGCCACCTTCTCGGGGTCGGCCTTGCGGCGCTCGATTCGCACGAAGCCCTTTTGCGCGTGCATCTTGAACAGCGGGTTGCGCTCCAGGAATGCCGCCTCTTCCTCGCTGATCTCAGTGGCGATGCCCAGCGGGGTAACGATGCGCTTGTTCATGACGCCGCTGCCGCCCTTGACCAGCACCGCGTGAGCCGGGATGTGTACATCGGCGCCGCCCTTTTGCCAGTCGATGTACTTTTGGTCGTTGGCGAGCGTGGAATACACGTAGAGGCTGCCGCCCTTGGCGCGGGGCACGGCCTGCGCAACGGGCGCGGCGGCCTGCGTTTCAACCGGGGTTTCGGGGAGGGTTTTTTTTGCCATTTCATAGCTCCAAAGAAAAAGCCCCGCACCGCGCGAAGGCGATACGGGGCATGCGGGAAAAAGAAAAGCCGCCCGAAGGCGGCCCTGAGGCTTGATGGCCGGGTGGCTTTACAGCCCGCTGGCGCGCGTGACGGCGTAGGGGCGCTTGAGCATCACGCCCGCCGTTGCGTTGGTGTAGTCCTCAACGTAGCCCTTGGCCTGCTTTTCCACCCCCAGGGCTTGGAACTTGGCCGGAACCACTTGCAGCCAAACACGGCTGTCGTCGCTGGCGCCGTCGTCCACGGTCTCGGCGTACATATAGGCCATGTTCACGCCGCCATTGGCGTCGTTGAGCTGCGGCGCGGAGACAACGCGCATCTTGGGATAAGTGCGGTTAACCCAGTCGCGCACGGAGATGCCGTAGTCACTGGTGACAGACAGGTACTGGTAGCTCGCCGTTGGCACCGCCAGGGTGATGTCCGTGCTCTCCGGGTTGATGGTGTCCTGCGACTGCGTTTGCAGCGTGGCGGCCATGTGCCGGATATCGGCGGTGATTTCCAAGAAGGTCTTGCTGGCCCAGGCGGCTGAACCGGCGCCGCCCACGGGCAGGTTGAACACCGCCGGCAGGGCCGGGTCGTTCAGGAAGCCGTAGGTGCGGTTATCGCCGTTGTTGTAGCCGTAGAAGCCGATCAGGTTGCGCTGGATTTCCAGGTCGAGCGCGGCGCTGGTGCGCTTTTCGCTGGCCGTATCCATGCGGATGCGCGCGGCGCGGGCCTCTTCCAGTGAGCCGACCTGAATGCCCTTCTCGAAGCGCACCACGGTGCGCCGCTCGAAGTTGACGTTCCAGCTCGACACGGGGACGTTGGTGTAGTCGCCGTAGGGCACGGCGTTGCCGACGTTTTCGAGGATGCCCTGCACAACTTCCTCGTCCTCCCAGCTGCCGACGGTGGTGAGGCCCACCAGTTCGTCAATCTTGCGCGCGGCGGTGATGACGCGCACGAAGCCGGGTAACCAATTTTGTAAGAACTGCACCGGCGTGGTGATAGTGGGCGACGTGATGCCGCCCTGCTGGTCGTCCATCGCGTAGGCTTTCGCCATGGCGGAAACGATGCCGGGCGGAAAGCCCACGCCGAGGTCGGCCAGCGCGCGCCAGTCCTGCACGTCCTGGGCGGCCATGACAAGCGGATGCACTTGGCGCGGCCCGAGGTGGCTGCGCTGGATGCTTTGGGTGTAGTTAGGCATGATGTTGGCCCTCCGTTTAGTTGGTCAGGCGGATAGCCGTCAGGCCAGCCGCAGAGGTGGGGTAGCGGTGGACAACCGCGTTGGGCACCAGCGCGAAGCCGGTGGGCGGCTCGGGGTCTTCGGACGGGGCAATCGCTTGCAGCGCGCCGGTCGTGGTGTTGTAGATCACAAGATCGCCGATGTTGGCCGCGCTGCCCAGTTGCACGACGATGGTGCCCATCGTCAGGAACTCGGCCTGCGCGTTGTCCAGCACGTTCAGCGTGGGCGCCAGCGTGCCCGTGCTGCCGCCGTTGGAGGCGTACACCTTGGGGTTGACCAGGATGCCCGCGAACACGCGGCCTGCGGCGATAGTGCCGCCCACTTTGGCGATGTTGGTGCTGTTGTCCTTGGTGAAGGCGTAGCCAACAATGTTGGGGTTAGCACCGCTGCTGTTGACGATCAGCGACTCAGCGCGCTGCGGCCCGACTTCGAGCAGTTCGCCCGGAATGCCGAAGGACAGATTGATGTTGACGGTAGATTGGAACGGCATTTCACTTGCCTCCTTTCAGGTGACGGGTCACAAAGTTGTCGGCGTTGGCCGAATCGGTCGCCTGAGCGACGGGCTGCTTGCGCGGGACGGCGCGGCCCTGTAGGTAGCCGCCCAGCACCGCCATTTCCTGCCCGGCCTCGGCCTTGATGCCAAGCTTGCCGATGCCGTAGCGGGCCACCTCGGTTTCGGTCATCTCGGCGTGGTCGAACGTGCCGATGTGCTCGGAGAGCTGGCGTGCAAGCCGGTCGCGCGCAGACACCTGGGCGAACACGCGCTTGATGTCGAAGGCGTCCATGCCCGCGCCTTTAGCGTCCTTTTTGTCGTCCGGATCCAGCTTGCCGGGTTCGGGCTTGGCCGGGTCAGCGTCGCACGACGGTTTGGGCGCCTGATCGCCGCTGACGTCGGGGGGCGGATCATCCGGGTTGCCGTTGTCCGGGGCGTTCCCCGCGGGGGGCGGCGGATCGCCATCGCCCGCGGCAGGAGCGCCGACCGCGTTGCTGGCGGCCAGTTGCTGAATCGCCGTGATCGCGGGCATCAGTTGCTCAATGACCTTGAGCGCGTCTTGCAGCGACAGGGCAGGAGCGCCACCACCGCCTTCCGGGGCCGTGTTTTCGTTTTCCATTGCAATTTCCTTTGCATCAAAAGTGAAAGTGATTTGATCGAGCGCCAGGCCGTCCATGACG